GGGGCTTTTGAAAATCTGGGTGATTTCTTTTGACGTGATGTTTGTCTACCCAGGCGTTTACCGCTACGTGCCTATACGCAAGTCGGTGTTTATGCAGACCGCAATTTTGAACCTGTATAACGGCGCGGTTTTCGTGAGAACAAAAACCGCTTTTCGTGAGACAAAATTTAATTGAATTACAAAACCGATTGAACGGTTATTGAGGTTTCCTTGAATCGGCTATAAATTTACGAATTTTACTGGTTCCGTTCAAGTGCTTAAGCATTCCTTCGTAACTATTGATTCTTGACTCCTGTTTAGCCAGGTCGTTGTCTGGATTGACAACGGCCTTTTTGCAGTTTTTGAGCACCCTAGTGCCAGGATATACCCTATAGGGCAATATATGGACGCCAAGGAAGTCAAAACCGAAGGCGGCTGGCTGTAGTTGTATTTTATGCGGGTGAAGGGTCAAAAGAAGCTCTTTTTTCAAGAATTTTCGAATACGGTCAATGGCATCGACCAGCCGTTCTTTGTCATCTGAGACCAGGACCATATCGTCAACGTAGCGGCCATAATAGCGTATTTTCAGATCTCTTTTGACGAAATGGTCCAGTTTATTCATGTAGATATTGCCGAACAGCTGCGAAGTAAGATTGCCTATAGGTAGACCTCTTTCGTCGCCCGCATATTTCATCGATTTATCGTGCGGAAGGTTGTCCCAGGCTTCGGGTGGACTACGGAATATAGCCGTATCTAGCGGTTTTGCATAGACAATCTTCTTGATAAGATACTTGCAAAGGTCGATATCAGGGACGCCGCTCCATTTGGCTCGTTCAAGGCCATCCATTATAAACCCGTAAAGCAGGTCTTTGTTGATATTCATAAAGAAACCTTTTACATCAAGCTTGAGGGCCCAGCAATCTCTGTGAAAGTCGTTGCTGGCCGCCCGCAAGAATCCACGGGCACGATTTATGCCAAAAAGGGTTCCTTTACCCTTGCGGCAACTGTATGAGTCAAAAATGAACTGTCTCTCGAAAATTGGAAACAGCCAGGAGCAGAGTAAATGGTGGACTACACGGTCGCGGAAATCAGCCGCAACGACCTCTCTTTTTACGGGTAGTTCGTTAATAAAGCATACAGACGGGGACAATTCGTAAGCTCTTGAATAGAGCTCCTGGGCAAGCCTTAAAAGGTTGGATTCTAGGTCTAGTTCGAATTTCAGCTGGCTTCTGGTATTCCGCTTGTTTTTGCGGGCTAAACGATAGGATTTATACAGTAAACGATAAAGAGAGGGCACCGATATGGTGCCCTCCGAGGAGTCCTTGACGAGACGAACAGAAAAGGCGTTGTTAGTCTTATTGTTGTTGTTCGAGTTCATCGATGCGCCCGTATCAAAGTTACGGTTGTAGGCGTTGGTGGACGAGTTCTCTGTGGCCGTCCAGAAGTTCGCGTTGCTGCCTAAATTGTTGAAGGAGCCCGAGTTCCGGTTGCCAGCAGGAAAGGCCGCAAAGCCCTTACGACTGAGTATTCATTTAATAAGGCTTAAAAGAGGCTTTCATTGGATCTTGTAAGCGGTGTAAACCCGTCACCAGGAAGACCCGGCGATGAGGGCAGAATACTGGATTCCTCTTTGCTCGCTCCATGCGTCCGTGAACTCATGGATTCTGGCATTATCGTTTTCAAAATTTCCTCGATTTTAGTGTTTACAAACATCCATTGGTCGATGCTTACTTGTTTAAGTTCATTTAAAAGGCGAAAATCAAACCGTATTCGATATAAAGAATCTATCACACTGGTCGAATCAATGGCCGTTCTATGGTTAATATAAAGAAAAATGTGCTCTCCCACGTTTACCAACTCATTGACTATCCGTTCCCCGATGGTGAATTTATAGTCTCTGTCGATTTTAGGGACAAGTTTTGAAGAATAAATGATAAAGTCAAAAACCAGCCTATAAAGCAAAAATTCAGCGGTTTTCACATCTTTCTTTGATGAGTCTTTTGCTTCTTTTGGGGCGGGCTTTTTCTTGTCTGCCGTAGGCGAAGACAATATGCCAGATTTCCATTCCTGGAAACCGTCAATATCTGGTATTCCCTTTATTACGATATGAGAATCGTCCAATACTTCATAAGAAAAGGCCTTCTGCTTCGCCGTCATCTGGACATCTTTGAGCACGGTCTTTGGGAAACCGAGCCACACCAAGTCCTGCGCGACCTTTTGGACGAATCTGTGATGAACCTGATATTTTCTAAAGATTTTTGAAAAAAGGAACGCAGAACGTTCCCAAGCCTGCCAGAACAGTCTGTCACGAAACAGATGGAGTTCGTTTCCGGCGTTATTTTCAAACTTTATGATGTCTTCTGTATTCATAAAAAAAAATTTCGCAAGGCTGCTTCGCAGCCTTGCGTCTGGATGCTTAGCCGGGGGGCAAATTTAATTAAATTCAGGCCCGTGCGCCTTGCGGCGCTCCGGGCCCGTTCGCTCTAGGCCCAAAAGGGCCTAGGCTCACTGGGAATCCTTGACGAGACGAACAGAAAAGGCGCTGTAAGTCTTATTGTAGTCGTCCGAGGACATCGATGCGCCCGTATCAAAGAATCGGTTGTAGGCGCTGGTGGACGAGCTCTCTGTGGCCGTCCAGAAGTACGCGTAGCTGCCTAAATTGAAGAAGGAGCCCGAGTACCGGCAGCCAGCAGGAAAGGCCGCAAAGCCGAAGTCGTCGGTTCCGTTACCAGATGACCATCCTGTAGATGATTTAAGCTTCGAACCTGCTACTCCAGTACCTCCAACGGCATTGGCTAAAGCATCCCACTCTGCTGTTGTAGGGACATGCCAGCCATTCATCAACAGTTCACGGTTGTCGTTAAGATGCTTTACTGCATGCCAATTATAGAGCAATCCGTATTTGTTGCCATTTTCGCCATAGGTACTTTCACTGTTATTGTAGTACCATGCAGCGGGAGTTCCAGGAGATCCAGACGGCCCAATGTCAATACCAGAAGCCTTAAAGTCAAGATTTTCAGCCATCCAAATGACACCGTTAATAGACACAGTTCGGTAAGAACGACCTCCAATATCAGCCGTTCCCGGAGTAACCAAAGTTACTTGGCCAAGACTTGAACTCGAAAAATCTGCACCGCTTACTACAAAGGCATAACTGGTATAAGCTGAAGGATAATATGTCGGGAGACTTTTACAACCGATATACCCATTTTCGTCCACGACAAGCACTTTTCCGCCGGAAACCGGAAGAATCGCCTGTAAATATACACCATTACCGCCACCACCGCCGCCAGTTATGGATGCGATGAGCAGTGCCATGTCGTCGAGTTTCGCCGAAGACGGCACGGTGACGCCCTTGTCGGTGATTGCCTGGATAATATCGGCTTTCGCGCCGTTCAGGCGCGTAATTTCACTTGCAACGCTCATTTTAAGCCTCCTTAAATAGCTGCCAAGAGGGTTTCGATATTGCCAAGGGCGGCGGTCACATCGGCCTTGCTGGCCATGATGCGCCCGATTTTGGCCACTTCCCACTTGGTGGAGTCCCAGGACCCGGCGGGGGTATTCTCGGAACCGATATCAACCTTGGCGCGGTAAAGCACACCGGAATGATACCTCAAGTCCCCTTCGATATAGTGACCGTTTGCACTATATTCATCTTCGATATCAGCCGTTCCGGCGATTTCAGCCGAGTCGAGACGCTTGGAACTGCCCGAAATGCTGAAAACACCTTCGTAGTGGTTTTCGCGGGCTGCGGCGAGTGTCACCTGGGTAAGTTGCCCGGTCTTTTCGCCTTCGAATACTTCGTTACTGTTAGCCATAGTCACCTCTTATGCAAGTAAAGTCGTGTCAAGGTTCGCTTTGTAGAGTAGCGCCCTGAAGGAAGCCGTGATGCTCATCGCCCCTTGATTGGTTTTAAGTTTCAGATCGACGCTGCGCTGCGCGGGAGTGCTCAAGGGCGGAATCACAAGGTAGCCGCTGAACTTGTCGGCCCTGGCATCATATTCTTGTGTCATATCCGGCAAGAAATAGCCTGAGGCGTTGCATTTCACAACGGACATTTCACACGTCTCTTCGCGTTCGTCGGCGTCTATCGCCTGCAAGGTATAGTCCGCGACAACGCCACTGCTGCCCGATGTCACCGGATAGGAGGACGTGCCGGTTCCCTTGACCATCACGATTGCGCTGTAGCCCTTGGGGACCGTAAGTGTTGCGAATTTCACGAAATTGGTAGATACGCCGCCGGGTGTGAAGCTCTTCCAGCCCGTATCGGTCATGGCGACAGGGTTGGTTTCGAGCTCGTAACACTTCCAAACAAGCGCACCACCATAAGACATTACCGTCAAAATTGCGCTAGAACCGCCTTTTAGTGAGATTTCCTTTCGAGTATTCGACGTTTGCGGCAACGATACCGTGACCGGATAATCCGTTCCACGGGTGACCAGGAGAATCGTACGGGCTCCATTACCGCCAATTCCGTCAATAGTAATGGTTACGGGTTGCAGCGAAGTCGTTGAACCGTAGTGTTCGACAATGGCGAACCCGCTCGAAGCCGAAGACAGGTCTACGGCACTATTTTCTGTTACGAACACCTGCACTTTTTCGCTGTAATTTGGCGGCAAGGGCAAGTGTCCGGCCTCTTCTTCATCATTCGTGAACGACGGATTCTGCAAGGCATTCATCAGTTCCGGGGGAATGATATCACCCGTTTTAAAATTTATCTTATTCATTTTCGTTCTCCAGGATAAGGAATTTGTCGCTTTCGAGCTTCAGGAGCTTGCCGTCCTCAAGTTCGAGGAATTTTTCTTTAGAGAGCTGCCAGCGGATTTGCGTGAACGGGATTTTCTCGGCTTCGAGCAGGTCCACGATACGGTAAATGCCGTGCTGCGGGTGGTCGCTCGTCACGGTCCAGGTGTACTGTTCTTCCGGGTCGTAGATTTCAAAGCCGACACGGCCAAGGCCTGCACGCAACATCCTCGGCGGCTTCACGATGTCGATTTCAAAGCCCATCGACGCGGCAAGCGCCTTGTAGTGGCGTTCGGCAATGCCAGAATCACGGTTGATGGCTTCCAGGAGCGCTGCCCTGCGGGCTTCAATGGTGCCGGAATGGCCCAATTCGTAGAGGTTTTCCCACTTTTCGAGCGTTGCGGTGGCCGAACTGGGGAAGATTTCGCGGTAAACGCCGTCTGCGCTTTCCAGGGCGCGGTCAAGCTCCTTGCACACCGCATACTCTTCCAGGTCCATCTGGAGCGGATGCAGACGCGAAAGCGCCCTGTAATGCCGACTGTCAAAGAAATTTTCACTCATTACTGTACCGCCAGCTCACCAAGGATAAATCGGTCTGTTTCATTTTCGGGATAGATTGCCGAAGTCTGTTCCTGGTACGCCCCGCCGTTCTTCGAGACCTCGACAACGGCATTGGACCCGCCGTGCTTGAGCACGAACACGACTATCTGCGCGGGGATAAACAGGTCGCCTGCGCTGAGATCGGCAAAATACTTGGTCACGTCTTCCCGGAAGCCGTCTTCGTCCATATTGGGCAAGCCGCTTACCGTGACACGCAGGGAAAGGGTCGTTTCTACAGGGACATTAACCCAGATTTCACGCGGTGCCACCGGGCCTTCGTCTTCGCACTTAACGCGGACGGCTTCGCAGCAGCGCATAGAAAGCGTGCTTGGCCCGATGAGCATGAGAACCGTGCCCACGCCGTAGTAGTTCTTGAGGCAGCGGGATGTGGACGGGGCCTCGTCGGATTCAGCCGGTTCGTAGATTTCGACACCGAAACACTTGACGGCGTTCAGGGATGCCGTCTGCCAGCTTTCAAGCGCCTCGATTTCGTCGAGTTCAACCTTGACATAGCGGGTAGAAACAGATTCGAAGGTGGCCATGGCCCACCAGTAGGCGGCATCGACCTTGCCCTGCTTTGTCCAGGTTGAACCATCGTCGGACGTATAGACATTGAAAGAAGCCGGTCGGTTGGTAATGAAGCCCAGCCCGATGCCGAAAATTTCCTTGGAACCGCCCAAGTCAATCACGACATACTTTTCGGTGTCGCTGGAACCGCAGGTAAAGGCGATGTTCTCGCGGTCGTGCGGCTTGACGGTGTTGGCGGCGCTCAGGTCGGGCATATTGCCAGAAATCATCGAGGATTCGAGCTCGACGGCCTTGCCGGTAGAAGACGCTTCGAGCGCCCAGCGTTCGTAGTCGCTTGGCTTGCCGCCACTCTTCGGGTTGCGGAGATACGACAGGATGAGCGTCAAGAGCTCGCTTGCGGTCAAGTTGCTGTAGTCGAGCCCTCGGTCGTTCGCCCACTGTTCCAGGCTTGCCTGGTTCATCGTGGTCGGGAAAATCTGGTCAAGGGTCCAGTCCATCTGCTTGTACAGGCCCCAAATAGCGGACGCGGCGGTGGCAAAACGGATATAGGTTTCCGTGCCCTGGCTGATATTTATCAGAGGGTCTATATTCTTCGCATCTGTCACCATGCGCTGAAAGATCTGGTCAACTGTTACGGCCATTGTCTAACCTCCACGAAACGGGTAAATTCAATCACGTCGCCATTGTAGGCGACACATTCCACATGCACCTGGAGCTTGTCGCTATCGACATAGGTGGCCGTCGAGACGACGCTTTTCAGGTGCTTGTAGCCAATCATCCACTGCAACGCCTCGGCGGCGTATGTCTCGGCCCTGCTCCTGGTCTTTTCGGACGCCACTTCACGGGCGAGTTCCTTGAAGCGGTGCCCAAATTCAGGCTTCTTGTAAAAGGAACCCTTGGCGACGGTAAGCGAAAGCTGGACTTCTTCTTTAATCTGGTCAGTAGTCATTGTAAGGTCTCCGGGAAAGGTGACGGGCTCGGCGGGGTCGTGGGCATGGTCTCGGTGACAGTGCAGACGGCGGTCTTCAAGACGGTTTCAATGTCTCCGAAAAGCTTCTTGTAGGGCTTTTGAACTTCTTTCGTGGTGACGCAGGCCATTATGGCATCCAGAACGCCCGCCTGGGCCGCCGCAAAGGTCGGAACGACGGACACGACAGCCACGCCACCGTGTGACGGGATTCCGGGCTTAGGAAGGCCCTGCCAGTAGGCGCAGAGCTTCGCCGCCATGTTGGCAGGCGTTCCGCTGGACGGGTCAAGCACCGAGAATGCGCTTTCCAGGAGAGACTTGTCGCCACCCGCCGAAAGGTCCGCGCCGAGAATGATGCCGCCCTTGGCGTAGTCGTCGTAGGCCTTGGCAAGCTGCGGGGCCACGCTTGTCTTGCCGTCGGCAGACTTGACAATCCGGGAAAATTCGGAATCGAGAGTGTCCAGGTCAAGCATTTACGCCCCCGTGTCCTGTTTGTCCGTCGGTGCCGTAGGAGCGCCGAGGTTGCCGATGTGGGTGTGCTGGTTGTAGTTGTCGCGCAGCTTGGAGAGCTTACCCACCTTGTCGCTCACTTCGCCGTTCACGCGCAGGTCGCCATCGACATCGACGCCGCCATCCGCCTTGATGGCTATGGTGCCGTCATCCTTGAGGATGATGTAGTGGGCCTTGTCGCTGTAAAGCGCCGTTTCGCCTTCCTTTACGGCGGGGCGGTCCTTGCCGTCGCTTGCAACGCCGACAATCACGTTCCCAAATTCCAGGAAGAGAATGCGCGAACCGCTTGGCGGAATGGAAATAAAGCCGAATTGCTGCATCAGCTGGCGGCCTTCGACATCGCGACCGTTCGCCTTGGCGTCTACGCCGCGAAGTTTGCCCGCGATATCCTTGCAGCTCGAAACAATACTTGTGAAAAATTTCATCATAAAGCACCCCCCGGCTGGAGTTCCAGGCGCGTGCGCTTTCCGTTCTGCCTGTCAAGAGAGAACGTCACCGACTTGATGAGGTAGCTGTCTTTAGCACCGTTAAATTCGTCATCGACATCGACAAAGCGGTTAATTTCCCAGTTGTTGCCGTTCTGGGAGTGCCCATTTACCGTGTATTCAAGGTGGATTGAGCTCGCCTTTTCTACAGCCATCTGAAGTTCAGCGGTATTCTTTGCAGGGCCCTCGTTTTCGTTCCAGTTCACGACAAGAGGCTTTGCAAACGGCATCTGGTCGTTCTTGACGGTCGCCATCACATACTTGATGTCGTTGTCGTCCTGGCTTTCGCCCATCACGCGGACTTCGCTATGGACGCCTTCGATAGTCTTTGTCACGGAACCCTCGATGTAGTCCATTTCGGATCCGTCGCCCTTGGCATGGATAGAAAACAGCGGTTCGCCTCGAACAAGCGGTTTGTCGAAGCAGAACTTGCCGTCTGGAGTAGCCCAGAACAGGTAGCCCAGCGAGTTTGCAGCCCTCTTGATGACATCGAAGACAGTATCGCCAGGGGAAAGCTCCACGAACTTCCGGTTTGCTTTCGCGTTTTTAGACTTGGAATAATACTCGAAATCCTTCTTCCCGATGAACGGAAGCCCGCGCACAAGCTTCTCGGCTAGCGCACTGAGCTTCGTGGGGAGCGTCGAGAACTTGGTCACGCAGGAATCGACAAGAATGGAAGCCACGGAGCGGCCTTCAAAAGAAAGCCTCGGGCCGCTTCTCGACAGTTCGCGCTTTACCGTATCGATAATTCCATTCATCACGACCTTGCGGTTCACGTATATCTCGCAGGTGTCTCCCGCAGATATATCGTACTTCGAAAAGCATCCGAACTGGAAAGAACCCTCGGGAGTGAAAAGGTCCTGCGTGATGTTGTAACTCACGAACTTGTCCATCCTGGAGCCTTTTACGGCGACGATGACTTCATCCTTGTCATTTGGCATAGACCATAACCTCGCCGTTCATGAAAGTGGGATTCTTGACATCGTTCAAGGCACAAAGACGCTCTGCCGCCTTGTAGTTAAGACCGTTGTCCAGGCAAACCTTGTGAAGAGGCGTTTCATGATGGAGCAAGACCTTCTTCGTGGTCATGTATTCCATCTTGATGCGAAGGATTGCGTTTGACAGGGCGGCAGCCTGCTTCTTGAGACGGTCCGGGCAGATGGCGACCGGGAGCACCGAATTGATGAACTCGCGCACCGTGGCCACACTATCTTCCAGGTCGGCGGGAGTGACGATATATACAGGCTTAGTTTCGGCAATTTCGTGGCCTTCCGCATTGTCGGAAACGACGCTTTCGGAAGCGATGGATTCGGCCATTCGCTTTTCGTCGTCGCTGATGTGGTTTGCGGCTTCGTTCGCAAGGGTGGCAGCCGCAAGGGTCGCGTATGCCGCATAGACGGGCGAACCGGCAAGGGTCGCGAGCATGTCGGACATGTTCGTCGAAAGCACGACCATAGAGCTCTTGGACTTGGAGACACGTCTGGCAAGCCCGGTAAACGAGTCGCAGCACCCCTGCAAGCTCTCGGTCAGCTTGCCCGAAAGGGTGCCCATGTAGTCAATCGTGGTGTTAATTGCGTCGATAGGGGCCTTGACCGTATCAATCACGCCCTGGATTTTAGCCATCGCGGAGCTCACGCCGTCGGCAAAAGCGCGGGCGGTATCGCCAAGAGACCCCCAGACATCGACCAGCGACCAGTCGGACCCCTCTAAATCGGGGACTCCCGCCTTCTGCATTTCGTAGGCAATGGCCGTCTGCACTTCGGCATTCGCTTCCTTTGCCTCTTCGTAGGTCACATATTTGGGGTCTGCTACTTCCTGGGTCTCTTCCTGGATATCCGCAATTTCAAAGTCGAACTGGAACTCCGCATAGTTCCTGCGCTTGTCGGATGCAATGGAAACGTTTTTAGGATAGCCGTAAAGGATTGTATCGTGGTCGGGATGATACAGTTCTATAGGTTCCGGGAAATACGACAGGAACCATTTGCGCAGTTCCCTGTAGTTGTTCTCGTAGTCTTCGTTCGTGATGATGCAAGAAAACCTGAAGACTTCGGGGTCCACGCCCATGTCTTCGATATCGGCACCGTTCTTGTAGGGGTAGGTCGTTTCGGCCATGGCGTGGCTGATCTCGTCGCTGATGTTCGTCAGCTTCAAGTCCCACGGCCCAAGCGTGCATTCTCTAGGTTCGTTCACGTCAGCCATCTATCTACCCATCCCCGGTGTATTCTGCACCTTTACCTTCGCCGGTTTGCCACCGTCGCTCTGCGCCGTATAGCGGTTGTTTGCCTGATCCAAATTGATAGTGACATTCAGTTGCTGCATGTATTCCTGTGCGGTCATCACATAGACGCCGTTCTTGGCGTTCTCTTCGCGGCGTTCCTTGTTTTCCTTGACGGCCTTCTGCATGTTTTCGCGGGCTTTATTCATTTCGGCCTGGAGTTTCGCCACCTTTTCTTCGTTCACATAGAAGAAACTGTTCAATTCTTTAGTCATGGCGTTGAACGCATTATCCCATTCTCTCGCCCAGAACTCGGCCTCGTAGCCATATTTCTCGCCGATGACCTTTTGGCCGTTCTCCTGGATTTCCTTGTTTCGGGCCTCCATTTCCTTGTTCGTTTCGTAAAGCTCGACGCAGGCTGCACCGAAGTCGTAAATCTTGCCGACAGCCCAGTCGGTTGCGGCGGCAAGCCCCATCATTCCAATGGGAGAGCGACCGATGGCGTTCAACCCGGCACGTGCCGAGTTGAGCCCCGTGCGGAATCGGCCCATTTCTCGGGCGGTATTCTTGGTTTCGGCTGCAACGGGCGACGTTCTGGTCATCGGGGCGTCATCGTCCATGTAGTCGGAACCACCGCCGAAGCCGCCGCGCATATTGACGACAAAGACCTTCTGGACGGCAGCAGACATCGCGGAAGCCCCAGCGTCGGAGGCAGACGGTCCTTTGCCGAACTTCTTGGTCCATAAGCCCTTGAGATCCATGGCCAGTCTGGCGGTATCCTTAACGAGCCCGCCTATTTTCACCGCTCCAAGTGCGAGGGCGGCAATAGTCATTGCCGAAAATCCTGCCGTGACAATTCCCTGGTGTTTAGAAAGATAACCGAGAGCCTTGTTTAGCGTATCTACAGGGCCTGCAAGGTTCGTGTCCGCAAATTTCTCGGCGACGGCCTTCATCTTTCGGACATTATTTTTGAAGTTGTTTGCCGCCTTCTCAGCACGTTCGTCCAATACTTGCGTATTGTTCATGCCTTCCTGGCCACTTTTCGTAATGGTATCTAAGGTTTCCCACCCATTCTTGTATTCGGTGATGATTGGCATCAATGCCTTCATAGACGATGCGCCAAAATATTTTCCCAATTTCAGGATATCACCGTTAGTTTTATCCATCAGCTGGCGAATAATGGCATCAAAATCGTTGAACTCCCTATTCTTGTCAACGACATGGACTCCAATTTTGTTCAGTTCTTTTGCCTTCGCCGCAAGTTCGCTAAAAAGGGCCGATACGGACGTGGTAAGTTCCGCTTCGCTCTTGATCTGGGAGTTCATCACCTGAAGGTATCCGCCGAAACTTGCGAACTGCTCCGCCGTCTTGATTCCATGGGTAGACGTAGCAGCAAGAAGCGCCTTGCCTTCGCCTGCAAAAGAACGCAGAACGAAAGAGCCCTGGTCGCCCTGGATAATGAGTGAATTGAAGAATTTCGAGACTTCGTCTGCGGACAAGCCCATGGTGACCCTCAAAGAAGAGGCTACATTCGCCAAATCTTCGATGGATGCACCGGATGCTAGTGCCGCCTTGGTCAAGGTTCCGGCCATATCTTCGGCAAAATCGAACTGGCCCGTAATTTCGCCGATTTTCGATACACCGTTCAGGATTTCATTTGCCGAAAAACCTGTCTCGATTGCCGTCTTATGCAGCGATTCGCGGAACACCTTCGTGTCCGCGTCGCTTTTCTTTGCGGCAAAGCCGTAATACATGAGCGATTCGGAAAGGTCGCCCACGTTCTTGATGGCCATGCCAAGCCCACCGCCAAGAACCAACGAATTGAAAGGCGTGACCATACGGTCTGCAAGGCCCTTGATGCTTCCACCGACACGTGCGATGGTCGCCTTGGTCCTTGCCCCGAACGTGGATATGGCGGCATTCGACTGCCTGAGACCCTTATTGAGATCCGTCGGGTCTGCACCAATCCTCAATGTTACGCTATTTTCCGCCAATGGTCTGCCATCCGTCATCTTTGCCCAGGTATCCCTTCATCGCAAAGATGAGGAGCCACTGGGCGTCGTTCAGTTCGTTTGCCGGGCAACCAAAGTATGCAGAAGCTTCCACGCTACAGGCAAGCTTAAGACTTTCTTCGGAATCAGGTCCGGCGTTTTTTTTAGCGTATCGACGAGAGCTTCATAGTCTTCGTCACTCAAACGGTCCAGGCTCGGGTCGTTTTCGTCGGCGAAGGCGTTGTATTCCGCGCTAATGGCGTTGAGCTCATCGGTAGTGCAGAAGCTACGCAAGTCTTCGGCACTATTGAAAATGGGCTTGTCCGTCTCGGGGTCAAGCAGAATGCGCCACATACCGTGAACGCATTCCTGTTCCCTGTAGTCCGCCCAGTTATGCGAGCCGATTTCAAGACCGTCCTTCTTGAACTCCTGTTGGTTCTGCACCTTCGAAATTCTGGTCTCGGAAAGCGTAAGAAGACGCATCTTCACCTTGATATCAGGCTTGCCAGGCCATCCGATGATCTTGGAAACCTTGTGGGCATCCTTGATCATCTCGATGATGGCGGAAGAGTCGTCTTCCCGGATTTTCTGCTTGAAATCACTCATCAGCTCACCTTGCGGCTAGAGGCGAAGAAGTCGAGCTGGTATTCCTTGGCGGTCTTGCCGTCCATCTCGTTCGGGGTGGACTTGAGCAGGTGAACGCCACCGAATACAACCTTCTTGCCGCCCACATAGTTCACGATGACAGTCCAGCCTGCATCGTTCTTGTCCTCTTCGGAAACCCAGTCCATGTCGGCACCGGATTCCGGGAGGTAAGTCAGCGAAAAGCCGTATTTCTTGGGCACCTTGATGGCGTCTTCGCCATTGAAGTGCTCGACAGTCTGCACGGTCTCGATTTCGTTTTCCTTGAACTTGGAAAAGTCGGAAATAGCGGAACCGTCCTTGGTGAGAGTAAGCGAAGAAATTCTCATGGTTCACTCCTTACAGGTAAAGGTCAATGGTGGAATAGATCTGGTTAAGGCCAGGCACGACAGGAGCCGGAATCTGGCAAAGCATGCGGCCCGGTTCGTTCGGCGATTCCTGCGTAATGAACTGGTCGGCGTAATCGTCGATGTAGCGCAGGATTGCTTCGGCTTCGAGGGCGTAGGCGATGGCCTTGTTGTCTTCGTTCAGGGCATCGGGCAGAAGCGCATGGATGACCTTGTTCTTGTACTTGGCGCGGTGCATCGCGAGGATGGAGTCGCGGAAGTAGTCAAGCGAAGCGATGACGCCCGTGTCGATGAGCTTGGTGAAGCGGGAACCGCTGTTGTTGCTCTTGGTGGTCACGGCACGCACGATGCAGAGCTGGCTGTCTTCTTCGACGAGAGGAATCACGCCGCCGTAGAGAAGCAGGTCCTGTTCTTCGCCACTCCACTTGTCCTCGACGGCAGGGGTGGCAAGGCCAGGAATGGCCACGCCGTTCATCGGCACGTTCGGCTTGGAGTTGCTTGCAAAAATCGCACCGAGACCAGCCGCGATTTCCCACACGGTAGCGTCGATCTTGGTCTTGACCGCCGCGATATGCAGGCGTTCGTAGTTCTGGGCGGTTGCCGCGCTCTTCGCGTCGGAAGCCGAAGCCGAGACCATCGCGCAGATGGCACGCTGGCCACGCTGTTCGAGCGGCGCGGCGGCAGCTTCAAGATGCGTCTTGAGGTAGCCGAGGTTCGTGGAATCGTTCACCGGGGAAACGATGATGTGGAAACGTTCCGGGAAAGCGGCAGCAAGGGCCGTCGTAAGGTCAACCGTACCGACGCCAGCCGTTGCGCTCACAGCGCCTGCGGTGATGCCGGCTGCTTCGGATGTCACGGACACGTTCAGGCCACCCGCAGCGGCGGACACATACGCCCCCTTGCACTTAGCGGTAAGCGTGACCTTGGCGGTAGCGGCTTCGGCGGTGACAGGGGCGTCCGGGGTGTTGTTCACTTCGGCGGCAAGGGCCGTCGCGACAGCGGCTGCGGTGTCGGTCTTGGCAACTCCCACGCTGATCTTCTGGCCGTTAATGACGACAGAGACAATGCCTGCCGCAGTAGCCGTCCCGGAAAGGGTACTTTCCCAGGAAGCCGCAGAACCCGTCACGGCACCATGGCGGAGCATCGTGATCTGGGCATACTTCCAGGCCTTCTTGGCGGCCTTGTACATCTGCATGAGCACGGAACCCGCACCCGCAAAGTCGTAGGCCTCGGTTTCGGTGCCGATTTCGGTGGGCTTGTTCACCGGGGTCGTGGACGCCTTGGCGGTGGAAACATCGCCGATAAGCAGCACCTTCTGGATGTTTGCGGGCAACCCGTTCGGGCCAGCGTAGTAGTTGTAGCCCGTGTAGGAACCCGGAATCATGGTTTCGGGGATATTAGGGGACAGGTTCATTGTTTACCTCTTTGAAAATGACATTTCCCTGCATGAGCGTCTCATGTTCGGGGATTTCGCTTTGGAACGTGGTTCCAATCGACAGCAGTTCCCTGTAGTTCTCTTCAGCCGATTCAGGCGTGATGGTGAACTGCGTTGTAAACTTCAATTCGAATACGGTGAGAGCGACCTGGCGGAACGAATCGCGTTCCACCTCGTCCCACCCTTTAGCGGTAAGCGGTTCGATATCAAGCCCCAGGTCGTTCTTGTGGAGCTTCTGGACGACATATCGAACAGCAGGGTGCGCAACCATGCGCCTTTGTTCTTCGCTCGCGACGTTCTTGAAAATCAGTTCGATGGTCACATCGACCACTTCGTCGAGCTTGTTTGTGTTGTTCACTTCCTCGTATTTCCCGGAAGTGACCGCAACCGTAAATCCTGGCTGCGTAAGGCTTGCCACGACGCTATGAACGTCGATGGACTTGAACACCATCGGGGAGTTCTTGGATTCCAAAAGCTCCTTGATGGCCTTCTCAATCGAATAGCAGCTGGTGACCGCAGAACTCACAAAGACCCCATTGAATCCATTGTGAACAAGGCTTTTCCGCTGCTTGAAACAGCGCAGAAGCCGTTTTCGACGGTCCCTTCTTCCGGGACATCGCCGATGGAAGCCTTTCCTTCGGCAATGTCCTTCAGAAGCGACACAGCGTTCTTGTAACGGAGCTGCATGCCTTCGGGCACGTTCATCTCCGTCACGCGTTCGTACAGGTTATAGATTGTCAGGTCAACGCAGATGGACTTGAGCACGCTCGGGATGCCAGGAAGCGGCAACCTGAAACGTCTGCCGATGTAGGCATCGATCAGGTCGGAGCTTTCGCCGATCATCTTCTCGACGATAGCCGTTTGGATACTACCCGAAGAGTTCGGGTGAGTATCGTCGGTGACTTCGACGAGCCTGGCGTCGGGCACATGGCCCTTGACATCTTCGACCGTGCAGTAGTTCATCTTGCAACCTTAGGCAGTCTTGATAACGTTCTTCAGGAGGAAGCCTGCATCCTTGCCAAGAACGACTTCCTTCTGGTAGAAGCCAGCCTTGAGGATTTCGCCGCCCTGGAGGCCCATCTTCTTGTCTTCGATGATGTCGGCATAACGCGGGCCGACCTGGGCAGTCATACCCCACGCGAGGCCTTCCGTCAAGGTGGAAAGCTTTTCTTCGTAGTGGGCCCAGATATGGTTGCCCCAGCAGCGTTCCAGGTTCAGGTTCTTCGCGTTCTTGGTGGTATTGACGCGGGCGGCACCCACGATGATGTTCTTCACTTCGAACAGGTCGCAGAGCTGCTGCTTGGTAGCAATGCCGCTGCCGCTGTCGTTGTGGAAGATAGCCTTGATCACGTTGGGGTCGGTACGGAGTTTGGTGTAAACGGTGTAGTTCATACCAATCTTGTTCGGTCGTGCAAGCGGCTTGTCGAGCCATTCAAGGATGGTTTCGACAATGTTGAAGCCCGAAGCGCCCATGCCCTGGTTGGATTCGTAGGTGTGAGAAAGGCCATCGCCATAGTTCGAAGTATTCTGCACAATGTCGGCAACACGCTTTTCGCGGCCCAGGAGGACAAGGTTGATCAGATACTGGAAATGGGTATTGACGAAACGTTCCTTGTTCTGGATCTGGTTGATGTCTTCAAACGGAATCGGGTCTTCGAGGCCGTGGGGTTCGACAATGTCGGACTTATCGACGCCGGAGAGGTGGATCATGTTCGGTTCGGACATACGGCCAACGCGGGTATCAGGCACAGTGAAAGCATCACCCTTGGTGCGCTCGAAATACTTGAACGTGAGTTCCTTGCCTTCAAGTTCCTGCACAGGCATCACCTGGTCGGCAATAAGCTCTTCGTTCTTGTAGGCAACCACAAGCCCGGTCTGCTGTTCGCCACACGGGAGGATGGTCGCGAACGAAGCCCCTGCACCACCGGCACAGAAGAGGTCGCAGACAATCTGCGGGACGCCGCAGGCGGTAAGCGTGTCGGCGCTAGCAAAAGCGCACACGGTACACGCAAGACAGATAAGCACGAAAGCGATTTTGGTCATCTTTTTCATGTTGTACTTCCTTTGTTAAATTATTCCGAGATGACGCCGGCATAGCCGACCTGGACCTTGATGACATCGCTTGCGGCTGCGGCAGCTTCGAGGGCGATGGCATACACGACATCGTTTGCGGTGGAGGCGGTCACGGCCTTGCCGCTTGCCGCGCTCTTGATCTTTGCACCAGCGGCAATGGCGGCACTAGCGACCACGGAAGCGATACCGTAGGGCTGCACTTCCACGTCGGCACCGGCTGCGGCATCGTTGAGGGCCACGCCGAGCACTGCATCGCCAGCACCTGCGGTGGTGACTTCGCCAGCGGTAGAGCCGAGCTTCACGAAGGTGTTCTTGGACACGCCGCCGGTTGCCGCCTTGTACTTCATGGCGTTCACCGGAGTCGTCGGGACACCTACGCCGTCGAGCTTCACGCGGATAATGTCGCCAGATGCGCCGCTTTCGAGGGCGGTGGCGAAACCCGGAGTGGCGGAAGCGGTGACAGCCTTGCCGTTGGCGTCGGATTCGACAGCCGCTCCGAAACTTACGGAGCCGCCGCATTCGACCAAGGCAATGCCGTCGAGCTGCACGTCACAGGGGCGACCGTCAGCGGAATCGACATCGGTGGTTACGCCAAGGCAGGCATCGCCAGCACCGGCAAGTTTGACTTTACCATCCGCAGTGCCAGCCTTGGCAAAACGGAAGGCGGGGACGGCATCTTCAGCCGTAAATCCGAGGATATTACCCTTCATTTGGGACTCCTTACTGTTTGAAACATTCTTCTGCGGCTTCGGCAAAGGTGAGTTCGCGGCCCTTCGCTTCCTGTTCCGCCTTATACTTTTCGATTCTGGTTGCAGCCGATTCGGCCTTGGTGTTTCCAAGGTCAAGCTCGCCGAACTCCACGATCTTCGGGAACGACTTCACTGCATCTTCCATCAGCTTCGCGGGGTCGATGCGGTCATCGCCTTCTCCGAAGCATCCTTCGCCATCGAGCGGCAGGTTCTGCACCAGCGAGAAAATCTTCACGAAGCAGTCCTTCATCGCCTGGTTGCAGCGGCCATCCGCGATGGCACTATCCAAAGTCTCCGAGAATGCCGCACCGGCACGAAGGCGCTGCGCCGCAAGCTTGTCAGCCTTGAGAGCCTCATTTTCAGCCTTGAGCGCGGCATTCTCTTCGCTCAGCCGCGCCGCTTCGCTAGAATTACCTTCCGGGATAGATTCGGTCGGTTCGTCGCGAGGGGGCGTTGTAGGCTGAGGATCAGGGTTCCCGGCGACCGGCGAGCCCTGTTCTTTTTCCTTGTCGGAATTCTTTTTGCCGCCGTCCTTCGGTTCGCCGAAAGAAGCTGCGGCGTCATCCTTCTTGGGCTCGACGACAACAGTCTTCTGTTCCGGGAAATCCTTCGCGTCCTTCAGGACATCTTCGACATCCTCGACATCCTTGATGATGTATTCCGGGTAGAACTTGTCGGCGGCTTCGATTCCGTCCTTTTCGATAAGCTGTTCGCGCTGGCTGCGGAACAGGCGACCGATTCCGCTAATCTTGTAGACAAGCGTTTCGAAAACACTGCGCGGCACCAGGCGGTCCCATGCAAACGGCTCGGCAAAGACGCTCACGTCTTGCTCGGTGGCATCCTTGTCCTGGTCGGCAAACATACCTTCACCGAAACAGAGCGGAGCCATCCCCTTCATAGCCGGAGCGTGTGCACCGAGAGCGCCCAGGTGACGCAGACCCTTTTTCAAGTTGCTGTAAATTGCAGACGAAAGATACTTGAAGCCGCCCTTCTTCACCTCTTCGGCGAAATCCGGATTCACGTCGTCGAGCTTCACTTTCAGCACGCCGTTCTCCACCTTCGAATCGACAATGGAACCGACACGCGGATCATCGACTTTCGGGTGGCCCTTCACCATGGGCGGCTGGTAGCCAGCGGCAAGCTGGCCTTGAATACCTTCGTTCAGGTCATTGAGATCTGATTCGCTGAAGTTGTGGGTGTTGCCAGCCATGTCAACGACCTCGCCGGTCTTGAACGCTTCGACCCACGGTTCCTTCAGGTCTTCCGATTTGAGCATCTTGGGAAACTGTTCTTTCATGACCCCAAATTTACCCGATTGGCAGCGAAAGAGGACATGACACAGTCATGCCCTTTGTCAGCGTTTTACGGCTACATTTGCGAGGAGGTATATCATGGATAAATCTTTTTGGCAAGAAGCACTGAAACAGTTCGGCGTAGGTATCGTCTTCGCCGCCATGCTCGCCATCTTCTACACGAACGAAAACGCCAAGTGGGAAAAGAACGCCGCAAATGACCAGGTGCGATGGGAAGCCGTCTTGAAGCAATACAGCGACGACCAGAAACGCGCACTCGAAACGATACGCGCATGCTGCGCCGAGAACCACGCAACACCCGGGAGAATGCCATGAGTAAGGCAGAACTCAAGCCCAAGGCAAAGGAACTCTACACCATCCACCAGCTGAGTCTCGCAGACATCAGCCGCAGGCTCAACATCTCCACCCGCACACTACAGAACTGGAAGGCGGAAGACCGCTGGGAAGAAACCCGCGCCGAAATCAGCGGCGGCGAAAAGAACTTCCACGCCGAACTCTTCAGCCTGGGCGAAGTGATGGCCCGAAAAATCAAGCAGGACGAACTCGACGGCGTAAAGATTGCACCCGAACGCTACACCGCGCTCCAGCGCATCATCGACACAGCTGAACACGCCCGCAAGTACGAAGCCGTAGCGCCCAAGGCAAACAAGTCCGAGCTTTCCCCGGAAGAAAAACAGAAAGCCGCGCTCGCCAAAATGAAGGAAGCACTTGGACTATGCCCGAACAAAGCCTAATCGACTACTTTTTTCCGTACCAAAAACGCTACCTTCTCGACAAGAGCAAGGTCAAGATCCTCGAAAAGTCCCGCCGTATCGGTGGAACATACGTGCAAAGCTTCGAGGATGTCCAGGACTGCATCGAACAGCCTGGGCTCAAGATTTTCTTCAGCTCGGCAGACATGACCGCCGCCGCAGAATACATGGACTACATATCCGGCTGGGTGGCGAAGCTGAACACGATTGCAAAGGCTCTTGCCGAAATCAACTGCGAGGACATTTCCGAATGCGAGTTTGCCGACGAAGACAAGGGCGTAAAGTCCAAAGTAATCGAGTTCAACAACGGTTCAAAGATTTATGCGCTGTCAAGCAATCCCAAGGCATTCCGAAGCAAGGGCGGCAAGATCGTCTGGGACGAAGCCGCACACCACAAGGACGACCGCAAGATGTGGGCTGCCGCTAAGCCCGCCGCCATGTGGGGTTTCTCCATCCGCATACTCTCGACACACAACGGCGTGAACTCGCTGTTCTACATCCTCATCGACAAGTGCCGCAAGGGAGAACTCGACTACAGCGTCCACACCGTGCCCATCCAGCTCGCCGTCGAAGAAGGCGTCGCCGACCGTATCTGCGGGCGAAAGCTCACCAAGAAGGAACGCGAGGAATGGCTGGAACAGGAACACAAGGGGTGCCTCACCGAAGCAATCTGGCAAGAGGAATACTGCTGCAACCCGCAGGACGAATCCAAGGCCATGATAGGCTACGACCTCATCCACAGCTGCGAGCGCCAGGGCGTGCTCGGTATGGAAAAGGCAAAAGGCCCTCTTTACCTCGGCTGCGACGTGGCACGCCACCGCCACCTCTACGTCATCTACGTTTTTGAAGACATCGGAAACCAGCTCGTTTGCCGAGCCGTCGAAGCCTACCAGAAAAAGAAGTGGAGCTACCTTGAAGAAAAGCTCTACAAGTTCCTTAAATTGCCGAACCTTATACGCGCCTGTATAGACCGCACGGGGCTCGGCGACCAGTTCACCGAACGAGCCCAGGAAAAGTTCGGCACGGTCAAGGTCGAAGGCGTGCTGTTCACGAACACCGTCAAGGCAGACCTGGCCATCAGCCTATTGCAGGCTTTCGAAGACCAGAAAATCATCATCGAGAAGTGCCCGAAGTTCCCGGGCGTTGACGGTAACGAAGAGGACAAGCAGGCCGAAAGCATCCACGCCGTCAAGAAGATTGTCACAAGTGCCGGGAACGTGCGCTACGACGCCGCGAGCACCGAGCAGGGCCACGGCGACTTCTTCTGGGGAGCGGCCCTCGCATACCACGCGAAAAACGCTGGCGAAGCGGGCCCGCTGATTATCCAGAGCGCAGAACCGTATGCAAACGAAAGCACCGATTTTGGAGGATTTTGAGAATTGCGCAGAAACGCACTTCTAAGCCGTTTTTTCGTTTACCCTAGCGTTTACTCGCCCGGCTTCAGAAAATCAAAATTCAACGAATTTGAACGGCCATTCAAAAGGATTAGAAAACTACCGAGGATTGCATGAGCAAAAAGAGTAAAAAACGACCCGAAGACACCCAAAAAGGGGAGCAGAAGCTCCAGCTGGCGACCGAAATCGCCACCCGCGAAGCCGCCACCTTCGTATCGGGCGAAGACTACCTGCCGAACCCGGACAAAATCCTAAAGGCGCAGGGCGGGAACATCAAGGTTTACCGCGAATTTGTGGACGGCCACCTTGACTCGGTGAAGGGCAAGCGCTTCGCCGCCATCACTAGCCGCCCCTGGACTATCGACGGGAGCAAGGGCGACGCCAAGAAAGCCAAGATGCTCGAAGAGTACATCTGGAACCTTGAGCAGCTGAGGGACATCATGTCGCAGATGCTCGAAGCGCTCGGCTTCGGCTACACGGTCCACGAAATCGTGTGGGACGCCGTCGAAACCGAAATGGGGACCCTCATTCTCCCCACCGCGCTCAAGGACCGCCCGCAGGAATGGTTCAAGTTCGACGACAAGGGCCAGCTGCTCTTCCAGGACAAGAACAACACGCGCACCCTTGTTCCAGACAAGAAGTTCATCGTCACCCGCAACCGCCCCACCGCAAGCAACCCCTACGGGGAGCCGGTATATTCCCGCTGCTTCTGGCCTCTCGCCTTCAAGAAGGGCGGTCTCAAGTTCTGGATGATTTTCGTCGAGAAATACGGCATCCCCAAGGCCATCGGCAAGTGCCCGCCCACGGCCACCACCGAAGAGCAGCAGAAGTTCCTGAAGATGCTCTCGAACCTTGTCCGCGACGGCGTCGCCGTCATCACGAACACCGGTTCCGTGGAACTCCTGGAAACAAAGCTGAGCGGCACCAACCCGCACAGCGAAATCGTCAAGTGGGCCGACTCCGAAATGTCCAAGGCGTGGCTCGGCGAAACGCTCACCACCGAACAGACAAGTTCCGGCGGCACCCAGGCGATGGCCACCGTCCACAACGACGTGCGCATGGACCTCACCAAGGACGATGCCGCGATGATCGAGTCGAGCTTCAACCAGCTCATCCGATGGATCTACGAAATCAACTGGCCGAACGAAAAGGTCGTTCCCTGGATGAACATCATCCTCCCGGAAGACATGCAGCAGGCAAGGCTCGAACGCGACGCGAAACTCACGCAGCTCGGCGTCAAGTTCAACGCCAAGTACATCACCGACGTTTACGGCATCAACGAAGACTACTTTGAAATGCAGGAAGTCCAGCCGCAGGGCGGACTGTTCGCCGAAGGTCCCGAAAAGAAAGGCAAGGTGCGAAGCACCAGCCACGAACTTAGAAACCAGGTGAACGCATTCACCGAACACCTCGAAGAGCAGTGCGAAAAGATTGACATCCTGGCACCCATCCGCGAACTCGTAGAGAACGCAAAAAGCCTCGAAGAAGTCCGCGACAAGCTCGGCGGCTGCTACGGCGAAATGCCCATGGACAAGATCGCCGAAGAAATGGAGCAGGCGTTCATCGCCGCAGACCTTGCAGGCCGTTTCTCCATCCTCAAGAAAGCGGGCATCGTAGATGGCTAAGAAGCTCGCGTTCAAGCAGGGTGCGTACAAGGAAGCCGTCGATTACTTCAAGCAGAAAATCAACCTTCCTACAAGACGCTGGAACGACCTTGAAGGTGCCATGCACACAAGAGCGTTCACCGTTGCCGGTGCGATGCGTGCCGACATCCTTCTCGATTTCAGAAAGGCCGTTGACAGGGCAATCGAGAAGGGTGATTCCCTGCAAGACTTCCGCAACAACTTCTACGACATAGCAAAGAAGTGGCGTGCCGCAGACCCTAGCTTCGATGCCAAGATGGAAAAACCCAAATACGGCGCATGGCGCTCGAAAGTCATCTACCAGACGAACATGGTCACGGCGGCGGCAGCCGCGCAGGAACGGCAGGCAAGGGCCATGCCCGACGTGTTCACCCATGCAAAGTACATCTGCCAGATGCTCCCCGGAAGCCGCGACGAACACAAGGCATGGAACGGCACCGTTCTCCCCGTGAACGACCCCTGGTGGGAAAAGCACAGCCCGCCAAACGGCTTCGGCTGTCTCTGCGAAAAGGAGTTCATCAGCAAGTACGAAATGGACGCAGGGATGGAGAAGCAGACCAAGGCACCGACAGCCCCGAACGACACCACGAACATCGGCGAAAAGTGGGACTACAGCATAGGCGACGCAGATGCCGAAAACCAGCGCCTGAAAGACTACGAAGAAGAAAAAGTCCAGAAGGTCGCGAAGCTCTACAAGAACGAAGACATCAAGCCATTGGAAAAAGAAACCAAGGCCAAGTCGAAAAAGCAGGAACAGCGCAGGGCCGAAATCCAGAAGATGGCGGACGCCCGCCACGCGAACAGGACAGCGACAGAAGCAGACAAGATCCAGGCAAAGTGGACACTGTCGCACCCGCATTCCCAGATGCCGAAAAAATTCAACGGCGTGGGCGACATCGCGACATTCTGGAACAAAATCGACAAGGCAAGGGAAACCCTCGGCCAAGAAAGGATATTCCAGAACGGCGATTTCAAGTACGGTAAAATCAACAACAGGTATAACGGCGAAACGAACGTAAGGGGCCTTATCAACCTGAGCCGAAGCGTCCACGACTTGTGCCTATCCGCATTTGAAAAGCTCCGCCTGCAAACAGACCTTACCGAAGACGAATGCAGGGCCATAGGCACTCTATGGCACGAAATGACCCACAACCGGCACAAGCTGAACGGAGGCATATTCGTAGGCCCACGCGGCAAGGCGACCGACTACATGGAAATGGCGAACGAATTTGTTGCCAGGAAGACCCTGCCGGAACTCTTCGAACAGCTGGGCGCGAAAAACGCCCCGTATAAGCAGTTCATGACCTCGCGTAAAAATTGCGGTTATAACGACTGGGTAGTCCGTCTGGAAACAGCGCTTGACTTCTTCGGGATAAACAAGGAATCCTTCTTGGATCAGGCAAAGACAGACCTGTTCGAAGGAAGCCTGAACACACAGAAGGATTTCCTTGCAAACAACATGGTGAACCATGTCCCCGGCATGAAAGTATCGGACGCCAAGAAGATAGTGCAGGAAAGCGTCGAATTTTACAGAGGTAAATTCTACGACTTCAAAAATTCAAGAAGCCTGTCTTTTGAAGAAGGCGTTCTGCAACCTGTAAAGGATAAACTTGGAGGAAAGAAATGAATCAGTCTACGATAAAGCCGTCCCTGGCTTTATTATCGCGATCATTCAGGAATTTGTCAAATTCCTTATCGACAGCCTTGAAGAATTTTTTGGCATCCGGGTCCACATGCAGCAGCATCCCCGCCAAGTCCTTCATCCAGTTGAAACGGACAATAGTGTCGGCCTTGTCGAAAAAGTCCCTGGTGATTTCGTCCCTAGTCGATTTGCGGTCTTTCAAAAGCTCGTCAACGGCCTCGGCATCGCCGAAGTCGTATATAGTCTTTTTCCCCAGATTTGAGAAATCTGTACTGATGAGCTTCATAAATAGTCCCTCTTCCCACTAATATACCACTTTTTTTGTTCAAAGTCAACCCTATGTCAGATTTTATCAACGCAGAAATAAGGATAGACCGCTTCAATTCCCTTATAAGGGCCCTTAAAAAGCGCTCGAAGAACCTGAAACCCGTGATGTCCGTCATAGGCAACCTGGTAGTCAAGAGCGTCCGCCAGAACTTCCGCGAAGAAGGCCGCCCCGACAAGTGGCAACAGTCCAGGAAACCCAAGGGAAGGACCCTTCTGGGCACCGGGGCGCTTATGAAGGGCATCCACTACGAGCTCGACAACGACGGCACAGCTGTCACCGTAAAGACCGGCCCCCAGAAGTACGCGGCCATCCACCAGTTCGGCGGCAACACCGGCGCACACGACATCGTGGCAAGGAACCGTAAGGCGCTGAGGTTCACCGTCGGCGGCATGATACTCTACCGCAAGAGCGTCCACCATCCGGGTTCGCGCATCCCCGCACGCCCCTACATGATGCTCCAGGAAGAAGACGAAACGAATATCGAAGAACTCTTGAAACGCCACCTGGTGGCAGACTTGTAAAAGGAATGACTATGCTAAAAAAGGCTAAGCTGCCCGGAGTGCTCGGGTTTCTTCTCGACAAAGTTCATGTACCTGTAGATCGTTCGCTCGCTGACACCCGTTTCAAACGCAAGCTGGTGAACTGGCTTGTCGAAATTGTCGCGCATGTAGCGGCGCACTGCGTTCGGATTCATCCGGGCTGGGCAGGCTACATGGTTGCCCGCGAACTTCTTCCAGATTCTCTTGGCGACATCGAGCCCGAGGGTATTCGCAACCCACTTCAAGTCCTCGTTGGGAAGGTCGTCGATTGTCAGGGAATCCCAGAAACTCATTCTGTATTGCAAATATAATCAAATTGCGCGAAAAAAACAACAACATAAAAAATTCTTCCAAGGAAAACCATGCACGACTTCACGACATTCGAACGCACCGCACCCGTCGGTGACGACAACGACCCCATAAGAAAGTACATGAAAAAGTTCAGGTGCCAAGCCTGCAATAAGGACAAGTTCCACATCCCGCTTAAAACCGTTGACGGGCGCACCGTCTGCATCCATTGTTGCATGACCGGCAAGGGCCAGGACATCGTTCTGGACAAGCGAACCGTGGACGCCCTGGAAGCCGTCGCAGACAGAATCAAAGGCTACGACAACTACCCGCCAAAGGAAACTACCGAACCAACCACCACAAACAAAGGAACCAAGATGAAACTCAAGAACAAAGTCTCTCTCATCGGCAAGATGTCAACGCTCGCCACGCTGCAATTCGCATGGCCCGCGTTCGTCAACGAATACTTCCGTGCCGAATTTCAAAAGGACGGCAACTTTACCGACAAGGACAAGAACGACCTGAACAAAATCATCCTGGCATCGTTGCTGCTCAATATCGCGGTCTTGGGACTGGCGATTGTGCAGGCCTACGACATCGTTGAATACGCCATCACGCGCTTGGGAGAACTGATATGAATCTATTCGACATCACGTGGAAAGATATCAAAAATTTTTTCCGTAAAGACAACAGACCTGTATGGATTCCAACAATCGTATGCAGTCTCTTTATTGCCGTATTTCCAATCGTTACAAGTCGGCTATTTCTCGGTTGATATTATCGCATTCAGCCTGAACATCTTTGAATTTGTCAATCATCTGTTTCATCAACACAAGGACATTGTCAATGCTCTCTAAAGTTCTCTTTTTTAGATCCGTATTGTCAGCCTGGGAAAGTATGGACTTTTTCAAATGGTTCAGACCGTCCGATAACGATAGAAGCAGACTGTCAAAACCCTTTGCCATTCCAAGGCTATTGATGCTCCGTTCGTATAGTGGAAGGACATCATCGCACAGCATTTTCAAAACGGAGTCATCGAATCTTGAAGAAACCTTCAAGACAAAGGAGTTCAACTTATCCAGAACGCTTACGGGATTTTTTTCTTTGTACGCAGAAACAAAGACATCCATCAGATTTTCATGCCACAAGGCTCTTGAACCCATTTTCAGTTCATCGAGTTCGTGGCGTTGCTTTTCTATGGACTGCTCGAATTTTAAGGCAGCCTGTTCCGTCGCCTTGTTCGCGGCCTTCTGCGCGGCGCTGTCGGCTATGGAATTGAACTCTTTCTTGAGTTTGTCTAGTTCGAGCTTGACTTTCTTTCCCCAGATAATCGTTGCCACCAATATGTATATCGCGGCAAACACGCTGAACACCACGAGCAAGTTGTTGAACGAGTTTGTGTAGAACGCTTGAGAATCCCGGAGGAGTTGCGGAGTGAAAGACGAATCGAGAATGACCTTGACCGTATCGAAGGAGACTGTATGGATCGTGTCGTAGACGATTGTGTGTATAGTGTCGGTGGGCATGGCTTACCAGTGAATTTCGATAATGTTCCCTCTTACGCGGTAGCTTGGGCGGGGGGTGTTTCGGGTTCGGCGGTGGCTTGGCTTGTGGCGGCGTGGCGGGAGCTCAGGGCGAGGGCTACGACCTGGTTGAACAGGCGGGAGAGTTCCTCGACGGTGGGCGTGGCGGTGCCGTTCTGCCAGGCGGTGAACGTGGCGGGGCTTACCCCCACGAGCTGGGCGAGGCGGCTTGCGGGCGTGTTCGAAAGCTCGATGGCTCCGTTTATGTCAATATCAACATTTGTTGATTTCTTGTTAGAATCAACGATTGTTGCTTCATCTACGCTTATTGAACCCTTTTTTAGAAAAATTAGGTCATACCCGCAAGCATCGCATAACTTTTTAGCCACGTCAAGTTGCGGGCTACGGGAGCCGTTTAGGTAATTGGCAAGGGCTGCCGTGGTTATTCCTGCGTGAGCAGCGACTTCCTTCTGGGTTTTACCCGATTCTTCAATTTTTTGACGGAGAAAAGTAGAGTACATAGAAAAAATCAACAAATGTTTATAAAACCTCTTGACAATCAACAAATGTTTATATACATTTGTTGATGTAGTGGTAATAATACCACCACAAAACAATCTACTAAAAACAAGGAAACTTGCCAAATGGCCAACGACTTCACCGTGACTAAAATCGCATGGGGCAAGGCAGCCGCCAAGGTCTCCGAAATCGTCGGAAAGCCCTACAGTGCCCAATATATAAGGGATGTAGCCACGGGCTACCGCACCAACAAACAACTCGCTCCCATCCTCAAGGACCTGGGGCTCACCACCAAAGGAGTAGCATAATGATCAAGAAAATTTTCGACGAAGAACCCGAAACCACCACCGAAGGGTATACCGAAACGGTACACCCTTTGGACGAAAAAGAACCCGAAATCCAGGGTGAAGGCGATACCGACTTCGACCGTGAAGTCCGTGGCGAAACCCTGCCCGCCGTCAAGGAAGAACCGCCCAAGGCAGAAGAGCTCGACCCGACCACCGCGACCGCGCTCAAGCTGCGCTACCGTATCTTCAACGGTGCCGATATCCGAATGGTGCAGGACGAGAACAAGGAAGTGTGGTTCGTCGCCGACGACGTGTGCAAGATTCTTGGCTACACCCAGAGCACGGCGAAGGTCATCAGCGTCCACTGCGGCAAGGTTGCCGACTCGAAGGACCTTGTGGAAGGCGAAACCGAACTATGCAAGAAGATCACGGTGGACACCAAGGGCGGCAAGCAGGCGATGATCGCCATCAACGAACCCGACCTCTACCGCCTCATCATGACGAGCCGCATGCCCGACGCCCGCAAGTTCGAGAAGTGGGTCGTCGAAGACGTGCTCCCGACCATCCGCAAGACGGGCAAGTACACCGTGCGCCGCAAGATTGACTACACGCCCAAGGCCGAAGACGCCCAGGTCGTCCCTGCCGAAGAGAGCGTGCAGTGCGAACTGTTCCCCAACATGATGCCCTCGATGACCTTCCCGAAGCCGCTCACCGAGAAAATCAACGCCGCGAAGGTCAAGCTCTTCAACGAGGGCCACACGTTCCCCAACAACAAGGAGTTCGTGAAGTTCCTCATCACCCGCGCACTCGACCAGCTGGAATAGCCGACCGCTCACGCCCTTAAACTTCTACTCACAAGGAGACCTACAATGACTACTGCAACATGTCCTATCCACACTCTCGTAACGTCCACCCCGGTCCGTCACTGCGACATCTGCGGCGGTATCGCGAACATCACCGTCAACCGCGACCATTTCTGCGGTGACTGCATGAGGGCAAAGCGCGTCCGTGCATTCCTTATCGGAAGGGCTAGCCGCTAATGAAACCGATCTGGATTAGTTCAACGAAGGCAGCGGAGCTTCTCGGGATTTCCGACAGGCAGGTTCGCCGTAGCGTCTCCATGTGGAACTACCGCTGGAGCGAAAAGGACGGGCGCAAGGTTCTCGAAATCGATGTCCGCAGCCTTCCCGCCGAGGCCTCAAACCGCTATGTCCAGGAGACCCTGCCCGAAGCCCCCGAAGTCGCCACCCGCGCAGAGGACGTGGAGACGGTCATCAGAAGCTATGACCGCGCCACCGACCGCGCAAAGAAGAACTTCGACAAGTGGACTCTCATTTTGCTCAAGTGCGAAGGCATCACGGGCACAAAGGAACTCGGGCGTTTCGTGGACGAGTGGAACAAGGCCCACCCCGAAATGAAGACGAGCATCAAGAGCATCTACCGCCAGCGCGCCTCGGTCGAGGACGGCGGCAAGATTTCGCTCATCAACCACCGCGAGACCATGCGTTCCACCGTGACCGACACGATGTTCGATGACTTCAAGACCGCCTACCTTACCGCAAACAAGCTGAGCGCGTTTTCCAGCTGGATGATTGCGTTCGGCAAGGCGAAGGAACGCGGCGAATGCAAGGGCGAAGACGATTTCCCGAGCAAGTCGGCATTCGTGCGCAGGCTCAAGAGCGAGTTCGCACCCGATGTCATCTACTTTGCCCGCGAAGGCAAGAAGAAGTTCTACGATAACAAGGGCTACCACCTCGACCGTGACTACTCCGACCTCAAGGCGGGGCAGGTATGGGTGGGCGATACCCGCACGTGGGACGTGTTCGTCAAGGTGCAGGGCCAGGAAAAGCCCGCCACCTGCTACATCACGCTCTTCATGGACTTCAAGACCTACATGCCTATGGGCTGGTGTCTGCACCACGACGCCCCGGGCACCGAGAACACGCTCCGCGCCATGCGTCACGGCATCGAGCGCTACGGGCTCCCGGAAGAAATCTACGTGGACAACGGTCGCGAATACCGCAACCGCGACTTCTCCGGCCAAAGCCGTGGCCACCAGATCGTGGAAGACGAACAGTATGCCGAATCCATGGCAAGCCGCCTCGGCATCAAGATGCACTTCGCCATAGTCCGCAACGCCCGAGCAAAGATCATTGAACGCAACTTCTTGATCATTAAAGGAAGCCTTGATAAGCTGTTCAATAGCTACAAGGGCGGCAACGTGGTCGAGAAGCCGGAGCCCCTGAAGGGCGTGCTCAAGCGTGGCGACTTCGTCACCTGGGAAGAGTTCTACGACATGGCGCAGGACTACATGCAGAACGTGTTCCCCGGACTCCCTTGCCAGGGAAAGCACCATAACGGCAAAACGCGTTCTCAGCTCTGGAACGAAGAAATCGTCAAGCGCGAACCCATGCGCCGCGTCTCGAAGGAAACGCTCTCCATGCTGGTGAGCCGCACCGTGTCGGGTCGCATCATGCACATGGGCTTCCACCTTGCACAGCTCGACACCTGGTACTGGGCGGAATGGATGCCGGTATGGAAGGGCCGCGAGGTCATCTTCCGCTACGACCCCGACGACATGCGCACCGCCTGGTGCTACGACCTGAACAAGAAGCTCATCGGCGAATGCACCTTGCAGAGCGCCGTGGGTGCCATGGTCAAGGACGACGATGCCGTGGGCAAGGCGCAGATTGCCGAAGGTGTCGCACGCAAGCGCCACGAAGAAAAGCTCCTCAAGGAAATCTGCCCCGACATGACGAAGGAGCAGGCGGCGGACTACATCAGCGCCATGCGCACCGCCGTGGGCCCGCAGGACATCTTCGTGCCGCAAGGCCCAACGCACCTCACGCGCCACGACCGCGACTCCGAACAGCTCAGGGCAGACCGCAAGGTCGGTAACGCCGACATCTACAACATCTTCGACGGCGACGTGGAAGAAAAGCCCAGCACCGACCTCTGGGACGAACTCACCACAAGCGAGGCAATGTAATGGACAAGAACATCGACCCAGGCACCATGCTCAAGATCTACCACGCCGTGGCAGGGCCCGTCGCCAAGAACAACGTGGAAAAGGCGCTCCGCATCATCAGGAACGGCGGCAAGATGCCGCCCTGCCTGATGAAAAGCGAAACCCGCACCTACTTCCGGGTAAAGGAACGGCTCGCCGAACACGGACTCATCTAAAGATTTGCCGATGGGGGCAGGCACACTTTGCCGCAACACAACACTTGTCTCCTGAAAACCGCCCACGGAGGCACCCCTTTTTAACCAGCAACCATAAAGGATAGAATATGGACGCAATCATCAAGCAACTCAAGGACTACATGGCCCGAAACGGGGCATCGCAGACCAAGGTGGCGAACGCCATGGGCATAAGCCCCGCCACGCTCAGCTACTTCATCAAGGGCACCTACACGGGCGACATCGACGCCATCTGCGACAAGGTGAAGGACTTCCTCGAAATCGAGGCACAGCGCGACACCATCAAGCAGAACGAAGGCCTGGTGCAGACCAAGTGCTTCAAGACCATCCACAAGTTCTGCTCGCTGGTGCTCAGCCACCAGATCTGCGGGATGCTCACGGGCGATGCGGGCTGCGGCAAGACCACCGCGCTCAAGGCTTTCGCCAAGGCGCACCCCTCCATCATCTTCATCGAGGCGGACCACGGCTACACCGCCAAGGCGCTCTTCGACGAACTCTGCGCGGAACTCGGACTCGACGAACGCGGGAACCTGCACCAGAAGCTGGTGCGCGTCGTTGACAAGCTCAAGGACTCGGGCCGTCTCATCGTCATCGACGAAGCCGAGCACCTGCCCTACAAGGCGCTCGAACTCATCCGCCGCGTCCACGACAAGGCGGGCGTAGGCATCGCCCTCTGCGGTATGCCTCGCCTCGAAAAGAACGTGCAGGGCGACAAGAACCACTACGCCCAGCTGAACAGCCGCATCAGCGCACCGTGCCGTGCAAAGCTCCTGGACAACGCCGATGTAAAGGCGTTCATCGAGAGCCGTTTCCCCAAGTACGAAACCAGCTGCATCGAACGCGCCGCCCAGATCTGCCGCCGCAACTTCCGCCTGCTCTCGCACCTTGTAATGTGGAGCAAGGAACTCATGCGCAACAACGACCGCGACACGCTCGACAACGAAATCCTCGAAAGCGCATCGCAGATGCTCGTAGTGGCAAGGTAGGGCGGCAAGATGACTACTCCAGCCGACAAGAGAGCCGAACAGTACAGGCAAATCCACGGCCTTGTGCGCCTGCTCGGGATGAACGACGAAGCCTATCGTGACATGCTGCGCGACCGCTACCAGGTCGAAAGCTCCAAGCAGCTCTCGACACAGCAGCGGAACTCGCTCATCGCAAGCCTGCGCACGCAGGTCCACGCGGGGGCCACCAAGTTCGCGCACCTCTCCGGCAGGGCGAAGCACAAGGCAAGCCCCGCACAGCTCCGCGCCATCGAGGCGATGTGGGCGCAGGTCAGCCGCGCAGAGACTTCCGAAGACCGCCGCAAGGCCCTGAACGCCTTCTGCAAGCGGCTCACCGGGGTCGATGTCATCACCTGGATCTGCAAGGACGACGCGAAGGTGCTCATCAAGGCGATACACGCCATGGGGGCGCAGAGCCCCGAAGAATTCAACAAGAATAAACCATCAAACCAAAGGTAATACCATGGCAAAGAAAGACAAAGACGGGAACTGGCTCGACGACCGTGGCCGCCCCGTACCCGAACAGTACATCCCCGCTATCGACAAGAAGCGCGACAAGCTGGTGGAAGCGACCTTCAAGAAGGTCGTGAAACTCGCCGAAAAGATTGCGGAAACCAAGGTCGAAATCGTCGGATCCATCGACAAGTATCTCGACGAAATCGCCAAGGAGAACCGCGTCCGCGAGAACTGGAAGGGAAACATCCTTCTCCAGAATTTCGACAAGTCCCTTGTCATCGAGCGCCGCATCGACGACCACATCGGCTTCGACGAAAAGCTCCAGATGGTCAAGACCATCGTGGACAAGTGGCTCAACGACCGTCTTGACGGTATCGACGAGAACCTAGGCAAGGTCATCACGCAGGCGTTCAACGTGGACAAGCAGGGCCGCGTGAACACCGCCATGCTCATGAAGCTTTTGCACCTCGAAATCGAGGATTCCGAATGGAAGAAGGCCATGCGCATGCTGAAAGAGTCGATCATCGTCAAGTCCTCCAAGCAGTCCATCAACTTCAAGCGCAAGGTGAAGAAGGACTCCGGTGAAACCTGGGAAGTCATCGTCCTCAACTTCAACGATGTCGCGGCAATGGCCCCCGCAAAGAAGGAAAAGAAAGATGCCAAATAGCGAAACCTACAAGACACTCGACCTCTTCCGCGACCAGCTCGAACTCGAAGCCGACTCCCAGTTCGGCTACGCGGTCGTGCTCAGGCAGAACCAAGGCAAGCCGCTCCTCCGGGGCGTGGGCTCCACCCCGCACAAGGCGATGGAAGACCTTGCCGAAACGTGGGAGAAGGGCTAGTGACCAAACAACAAATCTTCCCGCTGGTACTCATCATCCTCGACCTTTGTGCGGCCTTCGTCTACGGAGTGACAGACATGGACGTGCGCAAGGTCGTCTACTGGGTAGCGGCGGCAGTCCTCACGATTACCGTCACGTTTTAAGCCATTGTCGTGGCGGTAGTCCCCGGGCGGTTGCGGTTGGCCACGTGCCGGGAGTTGTGACCCGGACACGGCGGGGTTCGAGCCCCCGCACCTCCCCTAAACTCGGCAAAGCTGACCAATAAGCAGCAAACGACGCCTGCGGGTGCAGCCGCTAAGCATCCGCAGGCAACCCTTTTACAACAGAGGCCAAATGAAAGACACCCGAATATACAACGAATACGTGACATGCAGCTGGTGCGGTCACAAGAAATACTGCAAGCTCGAAGGCCACAAGTGGGTCTGCAAGGCCTGCGACACCACCCACCCCCAAGGAGTTGACCGTGAACCTCGCGTATAAGCCGGAAGTCCCCACCTGGGACAAGTATTCCAGGTGCGAAGAAATGTACAGCATCCGAAACCCGCTCCGCATCGAGATCCAGGCGAAGTGCGTCCCCGGCACGCTGGTCTACCAGATACGCCCCAGCTACGTCACCGACTTCCGCAGCGGCCCTTCCATCGTGAACCCGTTCATTCCGAAAATCGGCGACATCAAGCTCGCGCTCGCGTGGCTCATCCACGATGTCAACTACCACGGCTTCCTCTCGAAGAAACTTGCCGACCGGCTCCTGCTCGAAATGCTCGAACACGCAGGCATGGGCGCTGTCAAGCGCAACGCCGTCTATTACGCCGTCAAGTTCTTCGCCGGTTCCCACTACAACACCCTGGAAGAGGACCAGGGCGACATCTACAACCGGAACAAGACGCTGGTGCGCCTGCAATGGCTCGACCAGAACGGCATGACGCTCAAGCGTTTCAACGGCAGGACCATCACTGAAAACGCATTCAGATGATTACGGCAAACGGCATAATCAAGGTCATAAAGACCACGGCAAAGGCGGCCTACTGCGTCGCCTTTGTTGCACTCGCAATAACAGTGCTCTACATGGTTGCAACCTCACTATAGGAGTCGAAATGAACAGCCCGCTAGTATCGCACACCGAGATAAGCCCGAACAGGACAACACCCCGGAACCACAAGATAGACACCATCACCATCCACTGCACCGCAGGTCACATCAACGTGCGTGCGCTCGGAAAGCTCTTCTCCGCCAAGGGCCGCATGGCATCCAGCAACTACGGCATCGACGACCTGGGCCACATCGCGCTCTATGTCGATGAAGCCGACCGCAGCTGGTGCAGTAGCAACGCTGCCAACGACAACCGCGCCGTCACCATCGAGGTATCGAGCGACGACACCGCACCGTATGCCGTGACCGCCGAGGCCATTTCAAGCCTCATCTACCTGGTCGCCGACATCTGCAAGCGTAACGGCATCCAGAAGCTCCGCTGGTTCCACGACAAGAACCTTGTCGGCAAGCTGGATGACAAGGGCGAACCCGTCCAGAACATGACGCTCCACAAGTGGTTCGCGAATAAGGCCTGCCCAGGCCAGTACCTGGAAGAACGCATGTTCGAAATCGCCGCCAAGGTCAACGCGCTACTGTAAAGGAGTCGAAAGATGATAGAAATCCTGATGAGCATCCACCACAAGTGGGCAGAAATGATCTACAGCGGCGAAAAGACTCTGGAACTCCGCAAGACAGCCCCGAAAGCATTGGACGGCGACGGCTTGAAGGTTTACCTCTACGACACCGACCTTAAAAGTATCACAAGCGTCATATACGTGAATTTTTGCCACGAAATCACCGAAATAACGCCCAAAATTGTCGAAAATTCGTGCGTTTCTCTCGATGAAATCGAGAAATACAAGGCAAAAGGCAGGGGTAAGCTCTACGGTTGGGAGATTTGCGGCGTCGATGAATACGGTCCCGATTGGCTCTATCCCGAAGATTTGCACATCAAAAGGGCCCCGCAAAGCTGGCAATTCGTGAGGTAAACACCATGGAATACGTCATGAAAGTCAAAAAAAGGAACTTTGAAGCGCTCATGAACGGCGACTTGACCTTTGTCATCCACAAGGTTGACAGGCTCTACAGCGCAGGCGACCGTCTGGTGCTCTTCGAGACCGACGGCGGCAACGAAACAGGCCGCAGCCTTACCGTGCGCATCACCTACATCATGCACTCCGAAGACTCCCTGGGCATCAAGGACGACTACTGTGTCGTGTCCGTCAAGCGCTCCGGGAAGAACACCCGCACGAACGTGGGCAACCGCCCCGCAAGCGAAGACGAAGCCGTCGAGTATGCCGCGAAGCTCGGCAAGTCCGCAGACTGCGCAAGGCGCTTCTACAACTACTACGCCATGACCGGCTGGAAGATGAAATCCGGGCTCCCGCTCTCCGACTGGCATGCCGCACTCAGGAACTGGAAGGACTTCCAGGGCACGCAGAAGACCCCCGAACAGGCCGAAACCGACAGCCAGCTCGAACTATTGCTCCCCATGCTGCTCAAGAAAACGGCTGAACTCGCCAAGCAGAAAGAAAAGCTCGTTTTCCACGATCCGCACATCGGCACCGTGCTCCAGTTCTACGGCTTCGACCGCCTGGAATACCCCTTCAACGCCTTCGAAGTCCGCGAAATGGTCAAGCACTACGCCACCAGCAAGAAACTCGGCACCGGCTGCCCGCAGATGCGCTCCCCGAACCCCTACGGCAAAGGAACACTCCAGGTGCCCACCATCGAAGAGTTCTCCGCCATACTCCAGAAGAAAAAAGCGGAAAATAATGTTCCACACGACCAAAAAGAACCTATATTAAAGGTATAACGCGGAGGTGAAATATGACGCTCCTGATTATAATCGCTTGCTTATGCCTGTTGGTTGCCCCGCTACTCTGGTGCGGCGGCTTCATTTGGGGCTTTATCTGGAATAAGATACTGAAACCGCTCTGGACCAATGAAACGGCAGGCTTGTAGAACAAATTCCACCACCCGCAAAAATTTAAGGCAGGATCTAAAATCCTGCCTCTTTTTTTGTCTCACAAAAAGCGACAAACCACAAAAACATGTCCGCACCAAATGTCCGCACCCCAATTTTCAAGAAAAATTCAAAACGCCTTTAACGGCTCAAAAAAGCCAATTCGCATAAATAAAAATTTCTCACAAGTCGTGAGAAATTTTCGAGCTCAAAGAACAAACCGCGAAATTCGCGAAAAAACGGCAAAATCAAAAAACACACTTTAATCGGGTTAAATGAGACAAGCAAACCCAATAAAATCAAGGCTTCCAGCCATATTCACTGATTTATTGCTTGTCTCATTACTTCCGCTTTGGCATATAGGTCCATTCTTCGCGAATCTTGTTGTATTCGG